TTACTCATAAGGTTGTAGAAAATACTAAAAAAGTTTTTGATGATTTACATTATGAATATCAAGGTTTTAATATTACTGATATGTGGTCAAATGTTTTAAAACCAGGCGAAACTCATAGACCTCATACACACTCTAATAATATTTTAAGTGGTGTTTTTTATGTAGAGGCTGAACAAACATCAGGTATTATGTTTACAGACCCTAGACCACAAGCAGGTGTTATACAACCAGATGTAACAAAACAATTTGTAGGTAATGCTAATGTAATTAAATATGATTCATTAACAAATAGAATGATATTGTTTCCATCGTGGCTACAACATTATGTACCAACTAATGAAACAAAATCTAACAGAATTAGTATAGCTTTTAATGTGATGTTAAAAGGTAAAGTTGGTTCTTCCGAAGAATATCAATCAGCAGAGTTTTAAAATGACTAATACAAGATATCTTATTATAGATAAAAAAGATGATGTCTATTTAAAAATAGAGGCAGACGAAGATATAAGAAGAGAGTTAGGTCAATTCTTTACCTTTGAGGTGCCTGGTTTTAAATTTATGCCTCAATTTAGAAATCGTGTATGGGATGGAAAGATTAGATTATTTTCATATCAAACTGGTCAAATTTATGTCGGATTATACCCATATATATTAAAATGGTGTGAAGATAATAATGTACAAGTTGTTGATGGTAGTAAAATACAAGACACAAAAGTTGATGATAATAAAGTTGACGCATTTATTAAAGCATTAAAAATACCATTTAAAGTTAGAGATTATCAAAAGGAGGCATTTATATATGCAACTAAAAAAAATAGGTGTTTATTACTTTCACCCACAGCTAGTGGAAAATCTCTTATTACTTATCTTCTTGTTAGGTTTAACATACTTCGGCTAAAAGAACAAAAAAAGAAGATATTAATAATAGTACCAACTACATCTTTGGTTGAACAATTGTTTAAAGATTTTAAAGACTATGGTTGGTCACCTGAAAGAAATGTGCATAGAATATATCAAGGCCATGATAAGGAGACAGCGAAGCCTGTAATCATATCTACATGGCAATCTATCTATAATTTACCAAAAAGGTGGTTTAAAGATGTTGGTATGATTATAGGTGATGAAGCACATTTGTTTAAGGCAGTTTCATTAACAAAAATATTGACAAAATTAGAAAAATGCCCATATAAAATAGGCATGACAGGAACTTTAGATGGTTCTAAAACACATAAACTTGTATTAGAAGGTTTGTTTGGTGCAGTAAATAAAGTAATATCTACAACTGAACTACAAGAAAAGAAACAACTAGCCGATTTAAAAATATTCTGTTTGATACTAAAACACGGTGCTATTGAGTGTAAACATGCAAGTGGTTTTAACTATCAAGAAGAAATGGATTATATTGTACAATCAGATAAAAGAAATAAATTTATAAAAAATTTGGCCTCTGGCCTTCAAGGCAATACACTATGTTTATTTCAATATGTAGAAAAACACGGAAAGGAATTGTATGAAGCAATTAAAGATAAAGCAAAAGATAAACAGGTTTCTTTCGTCTATGGTGGAGTTGACGCCTCAAGAAGAGAAACTATTAGAGAGCTTACAGAAAAGTCTGACAACGCTATTATTGTGGCGAGTTATGGGACTTTCTCTACCGGCATTAACATTAGGAATTTGCATAACATTATTTTTGCTAGTCCTAGTAAATCCAGGATAAGAAATTTACAATCAATAGGTAGAGGTTTAAGATTAAAAGATAATAAATCACACGCAACTCTCTATGATGTCGCAGATGACTTATCGTATAATAACAAAGAAAATTATACGTTAGCCCATTTTAGAGAAAGGATAAATATTTACAGCGGTGAAGACTTTGATTATGAAATTCACAATATAGAGTTAGGCAATGCACCAAGAGATTAAAGATAAAATAAACGTAAAAATTATTAAACTTATCAATGGTGAGGATATAGTTTGTCATTTACCAGAAAATAAGAAACAATTGCCAGATGATTCGGCACTATTAAGGTTACAACGGCCTTTACAGGTTAAGTATGTACCTCAAATTACGCCTACTGGTTTCAAAGATTATATAGCTTTAATTCGTTGGGTAAACTTTACACCTGACAATATAATAACTATTCCAAAAGATAAAATAATGACGATTGCTGGCGCAAGTCAAGAAATGATTAAGTCTTACCAAATGATTGAAAAAGATTATCATACTCTTAAAACGCCAGATAAAGACCAATCTGTATATAAACAAAAGAAATTTACAGACGAAGAGAGTAGAAAAATAAGAGAAATATTTGAAGATTTTGATGATGAAGAAGATGATGGCGGAAATAAAACTATACACTAGACTCTGTTTCTTGAAGACGCTACACCGCTCATTATACACCGATTTTTTCAATTGTCAAGTGTGAAACGAGCATTGACTTTTTTTTAATTTTGATATAATATGAGGACATAATGACCAGAACAAAAGCAAAACCCGAACATTACGTTAACAACAAAGAATTCTTAGCCGCTATGGTTGAGTATAGAAAGTCCGTTAACAGAGCAAAGAGGAAAAAACAAGCTAAACCTCCTGTTACCGATTATATTGGTAGTTGTTTCTTAAAAATAGCGAATCATCTATCATATAGACCAAACTTTATTAACTATACTTACAGAGACGATATGATATCTGATGGTATAGAAAATTGTTTACAATACCTAGATAATTTCAATCCAGATAAATCAAATAATCCATTTGCATATTTCACACAAATAATATATTATGCATTTGTCAGGCGAATACAAAAAGAAAAGAAACAAACAATCATTAAACAAAAGATGATTGCTGATTCTAATTATGATGATATGACTTTACAACCAGGTGATGACAGAGAATTCAAAAATCAATTTACTGAATTTTTAAAAGCAAATTTACCTAAAGAAGAAGACCCTAAATTAGCACCTAAAAAGAAAAAGAAAAAAAAGTAAATGAAAATAGCATTGTTAAATGACACTCACTTTGGTGTCAGGAATGATAGCCCGGCGTTTATAAAATATCAAAATAGATTTTATGATGAGTTATTTTTTCCTTACATAATAGAGAATAAAATAGATACACTTATACATTTAGGTGATGTTGTTGATAGAAGAAAGTTTATAAACCACAATACAGCACATAATTTTAAAAAAGTATTTTGGGATAAACTAGATAAATTAAATATTAAAACTTATGTTATAATTGGTAATCACGATACTTATTATAAGAACACCAATGAAGTAAATGCTTTACAAAATTTAGAGATTAGTAAGAATACAGAGGTGTTTACAAAAGCGACAGAATTAGAATTTGATGGTTTAAAAGTATTATTCATACCTTGGATATGTGATGATAATGAGACAGAATCAGTAGAAACTATTAAGAATAGTACATCACCTATTGCAATGGGTCATTTAGAAATTAAAGGTTTTGAAATGCATAATGGCCATTACAATGACCACGGCCAAGAAAAGGCAATGTTTAAAAGATTTGAAAAAGTTTTGTCTGGTCACTTTCATAAAAAGTCAGATGACGGACAAATATATTATCTAGGAACACAATACGAAATGACTTGGTCAGATTATATGTGTCCTAAAGGGTTTCATATTTTTGATACTAGTACAAGAGAGGTAACAAGAATACCAAATCCTATTAGAATGTTCAAGAAGATAATATACAATGATAAAGAAACTAACTATGATACATTTAATTTAGATGAATACGATAATTGTTTTGTAAAATTATTTGTATCAATTAAATCAGACAACGATATGTACAATAGACTTATGGATAGAATATACAATACTATTAATGTTCACGCCATAGATGTTATAGAAGATATGTCAGATGTAAATGTAACCGTTAGAGACGATATACTTGAACAAGGAGAAGATACGTTAACATTTTTAGGTAATTATATTGACCAAGTTAATACAGACCTAGATAAACAAAAGCTAAAAACTTTTGCAAAAGAACTATATAGCGAGGCAAGTGAATAATGAGTGAAGATAAAATAATAAAACCGGTAAGTGAACCTGTATTTGGTCCTTACTTGGCAAGATATAGAGTACACGAAGGACTTATAAAAGGATTAAAAGAAAGAGGAATGAAAGCAGTACCAGGTAGTGGTAATAAAGAACTAGCTGGTGTATTAGATGACCAAAGAGGATATAACAAAGAAGATAAAGAGTGGTTTATAAAAGAATTTCAACCTTATATGTCTGCTTATTCAAGAGGCTCCTGTGCTCACGAACAAAGAATATGGGACCAAAATTGGACAGATAAGTTTGAACTAATTGCTTTGTGGATTAATTATATGAAAGAAAATGAGTATAATCCTCCACATACACATAACGGACAGGTAACTTGGGTAATATTTTTAGAAACACCAGATTTAGATAAAGAAAGAGACGAGTATGTAGGTAGAAGTGTAGGACCAGGTGCATTAACTTTTCATTATGGTGAAGCGTCTTTTCCAAAATGGACCGTAAATCAACTTACTTATGTTCCAAAACCTGGCGAAATGTGGATATTTCCTACTTTATTAGAGCATAGTGTTATACCTTTTAAAACTAAAGGCACTAGAGTTAGTGTATCAGGTAATTGTGTCTTTATGCCACCACATATGGAATCAAGAGTTATGCCTGAAGAATATGATAGAATGAGGCCACAGCCAATTAAATAATGATACTATTTAAAAGATTAAATTATAAAAACTTCTTATCAAGTGGTAACCAACCAATTATTATTGATTTAGATAAGTCTCAAATGACTTTGATTGTCGGTACAAATGGTAGTGGTAAATCCACTCTATTAGACGCCTTATGTTTTGTCTTATTTAATAGACCATTTAGAATAATTAAAAAAGAACAAATGGTCAACACTATCAATAATGGTGATTGCATAGTAGAAGTTGACTTTGATGTTGGTACTAAATCTTATAAAGTAAGAAGAGGTATTAAACCAAATTTATTTGAAATTTTTTGTGATGGTAAAAAACTAAATCAAGACGCCAACAATATTGATTATCAAAAGTATCTTGAACAAAATATAATGAAACTTAATTATAGGTCTTTTATACAAGTTGTTTTATTAGGTTCTTCCTCGTATGAACCATTTATGAAAATGAAACCAAGATATAGAAGAGAAGTTGTTGAAGAGATACTTGATATTAGAGTTTTTGGCCTTATGGACTTAATATTGCGTTCCCAACAGAGTGATTTACAAAAAAATCTCACGGAGGTGCGCCACCAAGCGGAGTTAATAAAGACCAAGTATGAAACTGAAGCAAAACATCTAAAGTCTTTGGAGGCCCAAGGTACAGACATCCAGACGCATAAGCAAAAATTACTTGATAAAAATGATACAGACTCAAGTAATTATCAAAAAAAAATACAGGAATTGAATGAGTCGATTGCTGTTCAAAAAGAAAAGGTAAAAGACAAGTTAAAAGTTGATATGAAATATGGTCAACTACAAAAATTAGAAACTAAAATAGAAACTAATTTAAACTCACATAGAAAGACACTAAAATTTTTTAAAGATAATGATAGTTGTCCTACTTGTACACAACCTATTGATAAAGAGTTTAAGGATACTAAATGCAATCACGAGCATACAACAATTTCAAAGCTAGAGAAAGGTCTATCTCAGCTCGTAGAAGAATTAACCCGCCAGGAAGAGAGGGTGGTGGAAATGGGAAAAATCTCAACCAAGATACAAGATATGACCGTAGAGATAGCCAAGATACACACAAGTTTAGAACAGATAAAAAAGAATAG